TAAATTATCATAATTTAGATTTCTATGTAGTCAAAGTTAATCTTCTGCCGCAAGTTTCTCAAAATAACTTAGGGCGTCATCGCCACTGGACGATTCAGAATCACCTGTATCAAATACATCATCATCGTTGCTTTTGACTTCAACTTTTTCTGCTGTTGTTGCTGTTGTTTTCGTAGTAGAAACAGAATCATTACCTAATACAACATCAAGACGAGTTTTGAGTTCATCGTATGATTTGAATGTTGAAGGGTCAGTATGTTCTTTGAGAGGATATTCTTGTTTCCACAATTCTTCCATTACATCGTCATCATTTAGAAGTGGTGCGGGGTCTGAAAATTCACTTTTATCATAGTTGATATATCCTGCAACTTTACGAACTTTTAGTTTGAAATCCGCACCTTTCCAAAAATCAAACGGATTGATTGCTACTTCATCTTCAAATTCTGGTTGCATAGAACCAACAATTTTGTCGTGAATCTTTTTACCATATTTGAATAAGAATATCTTGCCTTCATTTTGTGGATTTGCAGGGTCACTAACAATATAGATGTTAGAGATATAAGATAAACGGCGTTTTCTTGCCCGTGCAATATCTTTGTCTGATTCGTTACCACTGTTCCAAAGACGAGTATTCATTTCTGATACTGGGTCTTTTTCACCAAGAGTGGTTCGTGATTTTTCAATATACCAACCACCAGGCCCCTGAAAACCGTGTGAGAAAGTTCTTGCCCAAGGTACATCTTCTCCATCAACAGGTGGTAAAAATCTAATAACGGCATAACCGTTACTTGATTTGTCTAATTCTGGTCGCCAGAACCTGTCATCTTTATAGGAGTCGCTGCCCTTCTTACTAATTTTAGTGAGTTCTTCACTAAGTCGTTCAAATCCCTTGTTGGAATGTCTTTTCATATCGCTAAATGCCATGTTTCGTATCTCCTTATATTGTATGAAACTGTTTCGTATGATATTGTATTATAGTTTATATAGTTTAATAGTCAAGCAATTAATTCGTATTTTTTCATCTTATCACGAATTATTTTCCTATATTTTGGTGTGTTGTTGCAAGCAGGCATAAACGGTTTATAATTTTTACACCTTTTGCCAACATCTTTCCACATCACATCGTCTGGTAGGTTTTTATCCAAATCCTTAAAGAATCCAATAAGAGAATCAAGAATGATAAATCCTTCTATTGTGATTTCTTCTTGCAATAACAATTTGAATATGTCAGGATGTTGATGTTTTTCACATTGGAATATTTTGTTGAATGTTGTACGGTTGTTTTCTGTATATGCCATAATCTTTTCACAATCTTGTTCAAAGACATAAGACAAACTTTGTTGCCTTTTTTGCCAGTTGGTGTATATTATATCACATTTACCATCAAACATTTCACCAATCCATATTTTGTTGTTGTTTACTAAATTGGCAAGAAGATAATTGAAGATGGTTTGATTGTCGTGTGTCTTACCAAGTTTCTCAAAAAAATATTTGTCTTTTCTGTTCTCGTATGTTGAAACTTTTGCCTTGGTTTTACCACCATACTTGAAAAAATCATATGAATCTTGTGTGAAGTGAAACTTCAATGCAAGATATAATTTATAAACATCAAATCCATTCATTTTATAGAGGTAAACTCACAGTTCTTGGTAACATGTTGTTGTTCTCACCTTCAATGCGAATCTTTTCTTTTATTGGTGCAGACAGATATCTGTTCATTGTGCTTGGGTCAATTCCTAGTTCATCACAGGCCTGTAATACTGCCTCAATATATCCATCTTCTTTATTTTTCAATATGGTTTTTAGATGTTCATTAAATTTTTCCTTACTTACAAACATTCACTTCTCCTTCATTTATCATAATTTGTTCTGCTGAATCGTGTTTGATTAGTTCTTTGACCCAATTTTCATATTCTGGTTTATACAGTTTCGGATTATCATCAAAGAATGTTGATTCCTTGATTGATAGTAATGCCATTCCTGCTTCAATTCGTTCTTTAATGTCATCTGAATTTCTTAAAATGCCAGCATAACTGTTTCGTAATTTTGGATATTTTACAACAGATGCTCTGAATATATCGCAAGATTTTTTACGACACCTTGCAATTTCTTCTGGGTCATTTTTCCCTTGCTTTTCTTTTTCTACCTTACCTTCATATAATATACCACAAAGTACAAGAGCATTTGCGGCCTCAGCAGACCATTTGCTTATATCGGAACAGTGTTTTAAAATTGGAATAGCATCAAGTCGCCGTTCATAATATAATTGTCTGCCATAATAATATTGGCGTGTTGCATTATCTGTAAATTCTTCTGCATCTGCGGCAAGCAATTCCATAGTGTTCTTTTTATTGTGTTCCGTACCAATGGCATCAGGGTGCAACACTTCAAAATTTAATGTGATTGCTTTTTCGCCGTGTGTGGATAGTAGGTGTTCATGAATACGATATTTCCATTTTGCTTGACCAGGCCTCCATATACAATTACGATGGAATCTATGTCCAACGCCTGTCTTATGATATATTGCAACAAGGTCTTTATCGGGTGGAAGCATTTTTAAGTTTTGTTTCAAGTGCAAACCATTCTGTAAAATTTCATCCGCATCAAACATAGCAATCCAATCATATCCATCGACTTCTGCAATTTCAACTGCTTTGTTTCTTGCTTCGGCAAAATGGTTAGGCCATTTCATTTCTTTGACCACAAAACCATGTTCCTTCGCAACTTTGATGGTGTCATCTGTGCTGCCTGTGTCTACTAGAACATTATATTCAGAGAACCCCTTCAAACTTTTTGCCAGTCGTGGAATGCTTTCTGCTTCATCCAGTGCAATAAATACACTTGCTATTTTTAGATTGCTTCGTAGTAATTCTTTTTGTCGTTTACGCAATAGTGCTTGTTCTGCTTTGCGTTGCTTGCGATTCTTCTTCATTGTTATTTCTTTTCTCGCCAAGTGTCAGTATCGGGAATATATGTACAAATCATATTTGCATAATCCTTTACCATTCCATCAAGAGATGTGTGAACAGGTTTCCATTTTAGGTCTTTCTTTATTTTGCTGTTAGAAGCGATAAGAGTTTCTGCATCGCCTGCTCGTCTTGGTGCATCAATTGTTTTTGGTTGACCTGTCAAATGTCCGAAAGAATTTAATACTTCTTTTACACTATATCCCTTACCATTGCCTACATTGTAGACAGAATTGATAGGAACATCATTTGCTAGTTTGTCTAATGCAATGATATGAGCATTTACTAAATCTGTAACATGAATGTAATCACGAATGCAAGTACCATCTGGTGTTTTGTAATTTGTTCCAAATACTCTAATGTCTGGTGTATATCCTAATCCCGCCCTCATAATTGAAGGGAATAGGTTGGACTTTTCTTTCCATCGTATGTCTTTCACTCTTTGTTGTGGGTCGTTGCCTACAACATTGAAATATCTCAAAGAGCAATGTTTGAATAAAGGCCAGGCATCCGAAAAACTTTCAAGCATCAGTTCAACCATCATCTTTGATTCTCCGTATGGGTTGATTGGTGCATATGGGTCTGCTTCTGTTGCCTTCTTTTTTGTCTTAGTAAATTTTGGTTGTCCGTATACGGCGGCCGAAGATGAGAATATGAAATTGTTCACATTGTTCTTCTTACACATTTCCAGAAACTTCAAAGTGTTGACCACATTATTATCATAATATTTTAATGGATTAGATACTGATTCTGGTACAGATATGTCGCCTGCAAAGTGTAATACACCTTGAATGTTCTTATTTCTAAACACCTTATTCATTTGTGCATCGCCAATGTCTAGTTTATAAAACGAGTATCTGTGTTTTAGGTGGGATGGAATGTTATGGTTTACTTTTCTTCTATCGACTGCTATCACATTTGCATTTGTCTGTGTTAGTAATTGAATTACTGCATTAGAACCGATATAACCGGCCGCACCTGTCACTATAATATTATTCATGTTGTATGTCCTCCAAGGATTTCTTCAACTGTTTCTTCTTCATTAAATTCCGCATAAAAATAATCAATGCGACTTTTTAGTTCTTTCACATATTTCATGGGATTTCGCACAAATATTTTCACTAGACCATTTGGGTCTACCATCATAATAACAATTTTCTTGATTGGGATATTTGTTCGTTCATTGAACATCAGAGCATATGCAGTACACTGAACAAAATAGTCCAAGCACCATTCAGCAGGTTTCATTTGTTGTGTTGTTTTGAAGTCAATGATGGCAAGTTCGCCATCAAACTCAGCAATACAATCTGCACGACCGGCCATTGGTACGACTTCACCATATAGGGGAAGTTCAAGACCAACGACATTTCTGATATATTTGTCAGTATATTTTTTCATCGACCTATACATTTGCCCAACTTCTTTGGATTCTGTAATTGGTTCTTTGTTGTTGAGATGGTCTTCCATTATCTTGTGAAATGCCGTACCTCTGCTCAAAATCTTTCGTGATTTGTCAGCATTTTCTTCTCGCCACTTCTTCCATTTTTCACGGTCTTTCCAACCTGTAACTGTCGTAACAGACGGCACCCAAATATCTTTATCTGGCAATTTGTAAAATCTTTTACCTGCAACAAGCAACTCTTTGAGATTTGGTGTTTCTATTGCCAAATCAATATGTTCATAATCCATAATTTAATCTCCATAATAAATATCATTATATCATAACAAAAACAACTGTCAAGATATATATGTTCATAATTAGTGCTTGATTTTATAGTCAAGCATAATGTGTGTTGGGTATACTGTTCCTTGCTTATTTCGTATATTCATTTTCAATTCAAATTTCGGTGTATCGATGAGAACATCTATTCGTTTTGCAGGATATTCTTTTTTGGGATATAGTATCTTGACCGAATCCGGCCTTGTCCAAGTTTCAAGTAGGTTTTTTGAGATATAGAAATAATCAATACTGCCAGCATTCTTCAAGTGAACCATCCAATATCCATACCCGACCCCTGTTTTCAAGAAATTGTGTAATTTTGTTTTGTTTATTTTACCTGTCACATCCACAATATCTTTACTCGTTGCACTGGCCAATTTAGGAATACTTTTGCCGGATTTGCTATGATTGTCAGCAGTCAAAAATACATCTATAAATCGTTTCTCATCAATTCCAAACAATTTTAGCAGGGCCTCTGCATCTGGGTTTACAATGTCGCCATCTCTAAACTCCCTCTCTGGAAACAGGGTCTTAATACCTGAGTTCATAAAGGTAACGGTGCCACCATATTTCAGTGAAAGATATTCTAATCCTTTTGATGTGTTTAGTGTCAGGTCTGTAACTTTGTTGCCAATCTGTGGGTCTTTGTCAGCAACATATATGTTTGCACCAGAGAACACCAAAGGCCTTTTTGTGTTTGCTCCGCCTGCGTGTATCACATCAATCAAATCAACATTATCATCTAATCCAACATCATTGACAAACGAACGAATAAATTTTTTATATTTTATTCCCCTAGCATCTGCGGTTTTTGTTTTCGCAAACTTCTTGAAGTCCTTCGCGAGTAATCTCTCAAAGACCATACCAAAGTTCTCTTTCTTTTTGACTGCACCTTTGACGCCTGCAAATATCTCCTTGAATCGGAGAATAATCTTATAGGATTTTTTATCACCTTCTTGTTTTACAACATAGGTAAGGCCAGAGAAATTAGACCCTGTGAATATTTTACTTCTTACACGATATCCGCCACCTGTTGCAAAGTTAGACCCCTTCTTACGAAGTGCGGCCTTCAACTTTCGTTTAGTATCTTTTCTATTCTCGGTGTAGATATAAATGTTAGAGGTCTTAGATGATTGTGTCTTTACCTTTATATCAAACTTGCCTCTTTGGCCAACGGCAACTTTCACCATAGATTCAATCTGGACAATAAAATCCTTGCTTAGTTTGGTGTTGTCGTTATTATACATTATGTATTATGTATATATAAATGCATACATACAGGTACGAGCAATAAACTTCACGACAATTTGGTTAAGGACATCAGATAGAAGTTCTTAGAATCCGTATTAGATAAGGGAAATAGATGTGCCAATTACAAAAGAATTAATTAAAGAATATAAAAAAGACAGGTCGGTATATTTCGAGACTGGGTCCTATAAGGGTGATGGAGTACAGAAGGCATTAGATACAGGATTTAATATAGTATATTCAGTTGAAATTGAGGCACAAAAGTATAAGGATTGTGTAAAGAGATTCAAGAACCATAAGGAAAATGTTTTTTTAAAATTCTCTAGTAGTGAGGACTTTCTGGAAAGTATAGTGACTGATAAGGAACATCCACTAAACAACGAAAGTTGTTTCATTTATCTGGATGCACATCCGATGGGCAATAATAGCAAGAAAGTTCCACTAGTTGCTGAGTTAAAGGCGATTGCTAAATTAAAAAGAAATGACCACACCATAGTTGTTGATGATTTTCGGTTGATTAGAGATGCTCTCGGTTGGGGACAACAGTTTAAGGGAAAAAACATGAGAGTAGAATTTAACAAATTATTTTTGGCAATTAACAAAGATTATCAAATTTCTTATCATGGTGATGCCTGGGACGATGAAGATTTGATTGTGGCCACTTTGGAATTATGATTAATACTAAACACAAATTTGCTGTAGTTCATATGCCAAAAATGGGTGGAAGTAGTGTTCACTGGGCCTTGAAGGATTATTACGAGAAGGACACATTCGATTTTGTAGATGAAGCCTCTGGCAACCCCTATATTAATGGCTCCGATGTTGCTACTGAACCAACATCTCAATTTAAGAAAAGGTGGGGTTGGGATAAACATTGCGAACTCGGTGGAATATGCAAGCACTTAAAGAAAAGAAATATAGATATACAAGAATATAAATTTATTATTCCCATAAGAAATCCGTGGGATTGGTTAGCAAGTTGGTATTTTGTTCATACGAAAGTTTTCATATCTCCGAGGGGTCATAAGCCTTTCACCAAAAAGACATGGAAAGATTTCTTTAATGAAGGTATACATAAGGGAATGAGAAGCCCAGAATCGTTAAGGGTAAAGATATTAGAAAATCCCCATAATGTAAATGTTGTATATGTAAGGGTTGACAATATGCAAGAAGACTTACAAAGTGCGGTAGATGAGTATGGTATCAAAATTAAAATAGAACCAAAAAATGTAAATGTAGAAAAATCAAAGCACCCATATTGGTATTATTATGACCAATGGCCTGAGTCCATTAAAATTGTGGAAAAATTCTATAAAGAGTACATTGATAAATTTAAATGGACTTACAAGGATTAGATTATGGCTTATTCTAAATACTATTGGTATGGGACATTATTATGATAAGTTTACTTTGGTATGATAACATTAGGTGGCCTGGCAAAGCACCAAGGTCCATCTACAATCTAGGTGATTCTATTAATCCTTGGATTGTATCACAGTTGGCCGGTGTTCCAATAAATGAAATCCAATTAAGTCCAAGAGAATCGATGAAGCGAGAAGATGGTACACGGCCGGCAAAAGACGACCAAGAATTACACTATGTCGCAGCCGGTTCTATTTTTAATATAGTCAACAATAAATCTATTGTGTGGGGTACGGGGATAATAGGAACTCACCAAAAGATTAACAAACCTCATAAAATATTAGCAGTTCGTGGCCCAGATACTAGAGAACTGTGCCTCAAAAAGAAATGGGAATGTCCCGCAGTATACGGCGACCCTGTTTTATTACTATCTGAATTATACACCCCTACAATTGAAAAAGAACATGATGTTGGAATCATACCACACTATGTTGATATGCAAACCAAATGGGTGAAAACTCAAAGAGAAGCAGGAGCATTTATTATAGACATTACTAAAGAACCTCTTAGGGTTGTGGATGAAATGTTAAAATGTCGTAAGATTTTATCTAGTAGTTTACATGGTCTTATTGTAGCAGATTCATACAGAATCCCCTCAGTATGGATACGACTTTCAGATAAGATAGCAGGTGCGGATTTCAAATTCAAGGATTACTTCAAATCGGTTAATAGGCAGAACGACCCATGCTTTAACTCTTTTGATTTAAGAAAGAATAACAAAGTACCACTAGAGAAAATATGTGATGTGAATGTTTTATCTGCTGAAATAGATTTAAACCCGTTATTAGATGCTTGCCCCTTTACAAAGGATTAGATTATTGCTATGAAAGTTTTTGGAATTGGAATGTGGAAAACGGGAACAACTTCCCTTGAACATGCGTTAGAAAGATTAGGATTTAAGCATTTAGATAATATCAAGATGTTTGGTAGTCCGTCAAGCAATTTCTTATACCGAAATTGTGTACAACACCATACTAGAGGATTCTTGGAGGCTCCACATAATTATGATTATGATGGATTTTCAGATGAGGAAATCACTAAACTCAAAAATGCAATGGACAAATATGATTGTTTCACTGACCATCCTTGGATGTGGGGATGGAAACTGGCATACGAACTATACCCAAACGCAAGGTTCATTTTGACCCTAAGAAAAGACAATGAAACCCTAGCAAAATCTTCTGTTAATTATGACCGTAGATTTTCGCATAACAACCAACCAAGCCCGCACAAAAACGAAGATTTTATTCTTAGATACACAAAACACAATGAAGCCGTTAGAAGTTTCTTTAATGCGAGGCCGAATGCTAAGTATATGGAAATATGTTTTGAGAAAGGCCAAGGATGGAAAGAACTTTGTGAATTTGTGGACAAGAAAGTACCAAGTTTCCCATTCCCGCACTCCAATAAAGGAAAATACAAATGAAAACCTTGTTTATTAGTTTTTATTCCGACAACTCTAATTTACCAACACCAACGCAAGCCCATCTAGGCAATGTAAGGCGCCCAGTTGGCCGACTGGGAAGGCGTGGTTCAAACTATTATTCCGATTGCTTTACCAAGTTGTCAAAACGATTTAAAGCATTGGGTGCAGAGTTTTATGCGGAACAACTACCTTCCCGTAATAATTACTTATTAAATTGCTTAAAGAAGCCTAGGTTTATTTTAGATTGCATAGAAAAATTCGATACACCTGTTATATGGATTGATGTGGATAGCGGGTTGCGTAGACTTCCTGTTCTTATGGATAGTTGTAGCACTGATATTGGTTCACCCATAAGAAGTGGAGAAAAACCAGAGCATGTAAAACATAACATACACGCAGGACTACTCTTTTTCAATAACACAAAAAACACAAAGTCACTTTTAAAGCAATGGATTAAGTTATGTAATAAAGCAGCCAAATTAACAGAGGTGGGCAAATCAAAAGCGGGCGACCATAGTATTTTACTTAACTTAATATCGAACACTGATGATATAACTGTCACAGAATACCCCGAAGATTTGTTTTCTCAAAAAGCAGAGTTAAACCCATGCGTTTTGGGAAGGTTTTCATAACATTTGTTGGTGGTGGGGAACTTGAGTAATGATAAACTTGTTTTGGTATATTGAGAACTTCCCACGGAACAAACATAATCTTGGTGATACAATCAACCCTTGGCTTATATCACAACTATCAGGTGGTGAGGAAGTTCTTGATACAAGACTAAGCAGGGCAAAGCCAAGTGGCACAAGCACTTACATATCAGCCGCAGGTTCTATATTTTCTTTATTAAATGAAAAAGCGATTGTGTGGGGCACTGGATTATCAAAACCTCAAAGAATGACGAAACTAAAACCTCATAAAATTCTTGCAGTCCGAGGGCCTAAGACAAGACAAGAAGTTTTAAAAAGAGGATGGGAATGCCCAGAGGTATATGGCGATACTGTTTTACTTCTACCAAAAGTATATAATCCTAAAATAGAAAAACAATACGATGTTGGCATAATTCCCCATTACAGTGATTATACTTCCGAGTGGGTGCAACTCAAAAAGAAGGAAGGTATGTTTGTTATTGATATAACAGAAGAACCATTAAAGGTGGTGGATAATATACTCAAATGCCGTAGAATTTTATCTAGTAGTTTACATGGCCTTGTTGTAGCAGATGCATATGGTATACCTTCTACTTGGATAAGACTATCAGATAACATACCGGGCGGGCATTTTAAATTTCATGATTATTTTGATTCAGTCAATAGAACCAAAGACCCACATTATGATGGTTATGATTTAAGAGGAAAGCCGCATATTCACATCTTGCGAGTTCTTCAAGATGAACCATTGCCTATGGATATAGACTTAGAGCCCTTGATGAATTGTTGTCCATTTAAAATAGACATAAAACACTAAAACCGCATTTAAAACAT